TCAATCGAAGACCTAAAAGCACAGTTAATTAAAAGAAGCGGTCCTGCTCATCAGAATCGGTTTAAACTTGTTGCCACACTTCCACCAGCAGTTCGTTCAATTAGCAATGGCGAGGATCTAAGCATCCTCTGCGAGAATTGTATTTTACCCGGAAGACAGATTAATACCTTTGACTATCAATTACTGCGCCAGTCCATTAAGGTACCGAATGGTTACATCAATGAGGACGTATCATTCACATTCTTGCTTACAAATGACTATTATGTGAAAAAGATATTCGACCTCTGGGCTTCCAGCACTATTAATTTTTCAAATTACCGAGCCAAGTATCTTGAAAACTATGCCGGTACCTTTGAAATATGGCAGTTGGATAAAGATGACAAACAGATTTATGGCGTTCGTTTGACAAATGCATTTCCAATTTCTTTAACTGCAATTACTCTGGACAATAATGCAGAGAATACGCTTCAGAAATTTACTGTAACAGTAGCATACGAGGACTTTGCTACAATCTAATTAGTCCTCATTGAGTGAATCACTCTACAAAATAATAATACTATGGCACTACCAATCCTTGAAACACCGAAATATGAAACAAAACTTCCTTCCAGCGGAAAGAAGTTGATCTATCGTCCGTATCTTGTGAAGGAAGAAAAGATCCTGATGATGGCTATTGAGTCTGAAGACCAAAAGCAAATTATGCAGGCAATGAAGGATACCGTTTCTTCTTGTACCTTTGGTAAAATTGATCCGGATAGCCTACCAATTTTTGACCTAGAATATATCTTCTTGAAGCTACGCTCAAAATCTGTTGGCGAAGTTGCAAAGATTGGCATCAAGTGCACCAGTTGTGAAAAATCAACGGTAAATGAAATCAACCTTGATGAAATTACCGTCAATACAGAGAATACTCCGTCCAACAAGATTAAGTTGAGCGATAAGGTCGGAGTCATTATGCGTTGGCCCGATGTTAATTTTATTACCGGAATGACGGGTAAATCAAAGGTCGAACAAAAAGCAGCGGCATACGACGTTCTTGTTCATTGCATCGAATCCATTTTTGATGACAAAAAGGTATACCCGACCTCCGAACAATCTCAAGAAGAAGTTGTTACCTTCATCGAATCGCTGAATCAGGTGCAATTCCAAAAGATTCAGGCGTTCATTGAAGCAATGCCTAAACTTGAACACGAAGTTTCCTTTACCTGCAAACACTGTCAGCACGAAAACAAGGTAATGCTCAGAGGACTCCAGAATTTTTTCTAATAGCCCTCTCCCACGATACACTGGTTAACCACTATCAAACAAACTTTGCAATGATGCAACATCATAAATACAGTCTTACAGAACTTGATCATATGATGCCTTGGGAGAGGGAAATCTACGTTTCATTATTAGTTGAGCATATCAAGGAAGAAAACGAAAGAGCTAGAAAGAAATCTCAAAAATAACAACTCCCATGGCCGACAAAGATAGCACATTCAAAGATATTTTATATCAACTTCAGATTGCCAATGAAGGCATGTTTGATAATATCTCGGTACTCAATAAGATTGAAAAACTTATTGATATTGGAAATATGCAGTCGATGGCTTTTCAAGCAGCCGCCCAGGAGCAATCAAAACCTGAAGTAGTCGGTGGCGGCAATGAGGAGGTTGTTGCTGGATTGAGTTTTCTGTCTGATGTAGCTCTCTCAAGTCTTAAGGCTTTAGAAAGAATAGACTTTGCTTCGGATATTACGATGCAAAGAATTGTGGAGATGACGGATGCAGCAAAGGCAAGCGGTCTTCAAGCATTAGAAAATGAAAGAGAGTTCAGAGGTAGAATCGATAAACTCATAGAAGAAAATGCAGCATTATTGGCAGAAATGACCTTAATGCGCAAGGAGCTAGAGGAACAGAAAAAAGAGAAACCTGAAATGAGTTGGGCTACATGGGCAGTCGCCGTCGGCGCAGCTCTATTAGGTTTCGTTGAAGGCTTTGTGGCTGAATTGGCCATCAAAGCCAAGGCTCTATTCACGGGACTCACAAAACTATTGGACTTTGGTGAAGTGTTTAAAAAGATCAAGGGGTCCAAATTTGTTACAAGTATAACCAAAGCCTTTGAGTCCATTGTAAAATTCGGAGAAGGTCTTGGTTCTAAAATGGATAATCTATTCCAGATGTTCAAAAAATCTGATTTTGTAACAAAAATCACCGAAGGGTTCACAAAGGTTATGGATATTGGTAAGGACTTTGGCACAAAGGTCAAAGGTATCTTCACCTCGGTTAAAAATTTCTTTACCAAAGCAGACTGGATCACGGATATAATCAATGCATTCAAAAATGTAGCAGCCAAATTTAAAGGGGTCAAAGACCTAGTAATGAGTATTCAAAAGGTTGGTACTGGAGCCACAGAATCAATCGGTCTATTCGGTAAAATCTTTGCTCCGTTTTCAAAATTCTTTAGCAGTATTGGGCAACTTGCTCCAAAATTCCTATCATTAGGAAAGGCATTCGGTTCTCTTGCCGCCAAATTAGCAATACCTATTACAATCATTATTGGTGTTTGGGATTCAATCACCGGATTCATTGACGGCTTCAAGAATACCGAAGGTACAATGCTGGATAAGATTGTGGGAGGTCTCAAGGGAGGTCTTTCAAAGCTCGTCGAAGGTCTCATTGGTGGTCTCCTTGATATGCTAAAAGGCGCCGTTTCATGGATTGCAAAGGCTCTTGGCTTTGATAGTATTGCGGCAGCCCTTGATAGCTTTAGTTTCAGCGAGATTTTGAGTAAACTAATTGGCAACCTTGTCGATGGTGTTGTTGGATTCTTTACCGACCAATTTGCTGTAATTAAAGTTCTATTCGAGGACATTAAAAAGCTGTTTAGCGGAGAAATTGATTTTAAAACATTGTTCCTTGATCTATTAGGTGGTGTCATTAGAACCCTATTGGCGCCGGTAAATGCAATCGGTAAATTAGCTGGGTTTGATATTACCAAAAAAGCATTGGACCTCTTGGGTCTTCCTGATAAAGGTAGAACAGATGTTGGCGGAACACCTAAGGCGCCTAAGGGCAAAGCCGATGCAGAGGTAAAAACAGAAACGAATACCGTAACAACCAGCACATCGGAAAGTATTTCTGTGTCCGACAGAGAACGTCTTGAAAAAGAAGCATTAGATTCTACCGTAACAACAAACACATCTGCTGTCATCTTACCCGGAGAGGTTACTGTATTACCTACGGCAAATCTTGACAACCCAGATGTAGGTAGCGATACGGCTGTTCTAGAGCGTTATGCACAAACTGCAGAACTCGAAGCCATTGATAATCCTATTGTCGGAGCCGAAATGAATGCATTGGAATCCGACACTGCCGAAGCCGAAGCCGAACGCGCATCTGCTCCTATTGTTGTTCCGGCTGCCTCTGCTTCTCAGGGTTCTCGTAAGGTCGTGAATAACTCACAGGCCATTACATACAACTCAAATAATATGCCAGACCGTACAGGCTGGATGCTGACTCCACAATTCGGGTACTAAAAGAGGGTCCCCTTTTGAGGGACCCTCCATCATAATATAAAGATCAAGCCGATACGGATTAGTCTTCCTTTGCTAGCTTGGCAAAGTAACTAAGGGTATCTCCGGTATCTTCTTCATCATCGCTGCCTGCCTCAACAGGCTTAAATGCTTCACGAGGAGCCGCAGCTTCAGCCGTAGCTTTCTTTGGAGCCGAGCGAGATTCATCAAGTTCAACCGCTTCAGCAGTTGTAAGAACCTGACCTTCTTCACCGAGGACTTCGGAGAGCTTACGTTTGAGTTCGGCATAGGACTTGTAGTTCTTCGGGTCAACGAAGTCCTTCAAGGCGTGCATTGAGTTGTAGATGGCTTCCAGCTTGGCTTCATCTCCACCAAAGAGAGGAGCCGAAGGAGAGAATTCCGACTTGTCGTAGTTACGATAACCTTCGACATTGCGAATCTTGAGCTTGAAATCGGCACCGGTCCAGAAGTCAAACGGATTCACTGGCTTCTCATCTTGAAAGGCTGGTTGCATAAGGTCCAGCATCTTGTCGAAGATTTTCTTGCCATACTTGTAAAGGAACACTTTACCTTCATTGGCAGGATTTGCTGGGTCGGAAATCACGAGGATGTTGGAAACATAGTGAAGACGGCGTTTCTGAGCGCGAGCGACTTCCTTATCTTTCTCATCACCAGAATTCCAGAGCTTGGAATTGAGTTCACCAACGGGGTCGGGCTGACCAATGGAGCTCAGAGAGTTCTCAATGTACCAACGACCGGTTGGACCCTTGAAGCCATGGTCCCAGTAACGGACCCACGGGAGTTCCTCACCAGCCTTAGCCGGAAGGAAACGAATGACTGCATAACCGTTACCTGCTTTGTCCACAATGGGAGCCCAGATACGGTCGTCCACATAGGACTTCTTCTCGCCGCCACCGGCGACTTTTTGAGCAGCCGCTGTGAGACTGCTGATTGCACTGTTGCGATTGTTTTTTAATGCTGCGAATGACATAGTATTTTAGTATGGTTGTATATGTTAACGTATATGATAATATCCTTTATTCCCTATTTGTAAACCCTAAAAGTACGATTTCTCGCAACTTTTTTATGTCTACCTTCTGTCTTAGGAATGGCTTGAACTTTAGAACTTTCTTGGAAAACTCGGGCCATAGAATGGTCTCCGTAATCTTTGAGCGTTTCATAAAGCCCACCATAATGTCGAGAACTACCAAGGTTTCAAGCTCAATAGTTTTGTCCATCACCAGTGTCGCAATTCGTGGATGAGCTCCATTCTCCGACTTAAATAGGTCATCGAATGAAATCTCCTTGCCCTTACAATGCTCCACCAGTCTGTCTACTTGGTCGCCAAAGAAATAACTCATTGATTCTATCCTTCTAAGATAGAACTTGTAGTTATCGTCTGCCGACTGTTCAACTAGATTGCCTGCCCAGCACTTACCCGAATCCAAGGATGCGAAGTTTGCAACCAGGAAGTCAATCAAAATTTGTTTGTCAGGATACTTCTTGGCCAATTTAGCAAAGAAGTATTTGTCCTTACGTTGAAAGAACGACTTCTGAGTTGCAGAAGTCTTAAAACTGTATTTGAGGGCGTCATAAGAATCGCTCTCAAAGTGAAGTTTAACACTATTATATATCAGGTAAGCGTCCCAGGGCTGCATTTTAGTCTGTCAATTTCCTGTGTAATATGATCTCTTAGTCTGTATTCAAGTGAAATTAATTTATTGTCAATATATTGTTTAAAGTTAACAGGACCGCAATAAGTAGATTCCTTAATCATCGTGTGATCGAGAACTATAACACGTCTATCAATAGTATCGTCGGCAATTTTCTGTACATAGATGGGCAAAGGGTGTGTGTTGCCCGCCGTCTTAATCATAAGTGAATTCTCATCATATGTGAGATATTGCGGCGTGGTACCAAAGGTAAGACCGCTATTTGTAGACTGAATAGCGTAACTACCACAATTATTGCCGGATGTTGTAATGACATAGTCAGAAACCCATGGTTTTGCTACAACGGGTTCTTCTATTACAGTTGCAACCTCGGGCTTTGGCTTGGGATATAACTCCTCAAGTTTTTCAATGAGACTGTCACTGATCGTATTCATATTACATGAATGAATCTAACGAATTGCTTTTGGGTAAAAGATTGCGCGTCATTGCTTCAGCTTCAATCTTGGATTTAATGACGGGAGAGATGAGCTTACCAATGTCCAATGGGTCGATTTGCTTCTCTTCACAATAGTGAAGGACTGCTTCCATATAGGTCATCTTTTCATCGATAACCAATTTTTCAATGATGGTCGCAAGACTCTGTTTTGTGAGGATATTATCGAGGAGCATGGTAGTATTAACGGTGGAGTTCTACGCGTTGAATACGGTAGTTGGCAACCTCTTCCGGAAGGTTCATTTCCTTTACAATCTTTGCGCGTTCGGGAGAATTGTCATTCTCATAGAAATACATGATACCATATACAAAATGGCTGTTCTTGTACTTATTGAAATTGAGCAGCTTCTCAATTTGAGCCTCAAATGGCATGTCGGAATAGAACTTTGGGTTCGGATTCGTCTCACTCTTGACTTCAAGAGGATACAATTCATTGAGCTTATCCAAGACGGATTTCTTGCTTCCGATGATGACGGTACTCATACGAGCAATCGCCATTACATCTGTTGGTTCTTTTACTGGAGTGTCCATAGTTTATAGAATTCTGAGGAGCACAATGTCACCATTGATGCGCCCATTTGGTTTTGCAATCTTTGTAGTGAGTTTTCCCCACGCCTTTTCAAGCTGTTTCTCTGTGCTTCCTACGGCAATAGGAATGAATTCATCGGGCTTGCGGAGACGGATGCAACGGGAAGCCACCTCATCAAAATTCTGGATAGTGGTACCTTTGATGACGAAACCAGTGGTCACTGTGCAAACATAGTCGAACAGTACCCGTGTCTTTACATTGAAGGCAAGGAGACGATAGGCACCCACAACCCGAATAGGATTGATGGAGGTAATCTTAAACTCCTCGCTGTGCTTGAGATACTGGAGCTTGGCAATCTGCTTTGTGGCAGCCGTGGGTTTCTTCTCACGTGGAGCCTTTGCCGCTTTGACACTTGTCTTAAACATCGTTAGATCGTCTACCATCGATGATAGCGCATCAATACGTGCG